CCCGTTTAAATTCTGGTCAAGACCTGTATTTACTACTTTTACTTTTGCCACGAAAATTCTATTTTACTATAAATACAACAAAAAAAAATCCCAATGCACATCATTGAGATTTTAAGGTCAGAATTTTAATAAACATTAAATAATTGATTTTTTAATGTTTATTGTACTCCTTGGGTTACATCAGTGAAGTTTTGTGTTTCATCAATGGTTGTCCTCTGTTCTTTGATTTCAAATAACGGTACGTTGGTAACGTCATCTTTAATTTCATATAGATTATCTTGTCTCATAATAACTCTATTTTCGTCAAAATATGTTAAAATACCGTTCTGAACATCTTTAATTTGTTCGCCAGCAATATAATTTGTTAAAGTATCAATCGTGTTTTGAACTAATTCAACTTCCAGCACAAGCGGTGAAAAATATGTGTTAGTAATTAAAATAATACCACCTGTGTTGCCAATAAATGGCAATACATTTGGTTTAACGTCTGAAGAACTACTTGGAGTAAGTTGTAAGAACATCAGCGTACCTGAGTCATCAAAACGATATCTAACAGCTTTCTGTGAAGTGTTACCTACGTTTTCACTAACAGGAACAACTTTATTTGAAGTAACGACATATCGTACAGTATTTCTTAATTTAGTACCGTCTGAATTAAGATACTCAATTTTGAAACCTTGTAAAGCGTTATTCGCTTTCAAATTTTCGGATAATTGTGTTGTACTTAAATCAATTACAATACCATTAATTGTTGGTAATGATGACAATACACCGCAATCTACAATTGTTGACAAAATGAGTTTCGGTTTTATATAAATTGTGTAAATACCCAAATTATTAAATATTGTTGCAGGTAATCTTAAATTATAAAGTCCTTCTAATACGTTAGTGTTTTCAGCTAAACTTGGTGTGGAAACAGGTATTGCATTTGGGTCAGTTGCTGGTAAATAAGAATATGACAATAATTCAACAGGGTTTAATTTAATAACATCTATATTATTAGTTTGTCTGTTTGGATTGTAATTGTAATACATGTCAATATCTTCGATACTAACGTCTGAGGGTCTTGTGATTCCGTATATGCCAGTCGCCATGTTTTAAATCTTTATTAATTCTTCTTTACTTATTGAGCATTTAGTTCTTTTCAAAACATTCTCTTCCCAAGGTATAAATACAAGATTATTTAAACTTGCAATTATTTCGGGTTTAATATTATTTTTAAATCCTTCTAAAATTGAATATTTATGATCTAAATGATATGCTCCAATTTTACCGCTAACTCCCCTTTTATCATGATTTATTAACAAATGTGTTGGTTGCTGATTAGTTAATTTATTTACTTTACGTCTATACTTTTCATATTCAGGTAAATTCAGTAAATATGTATCATAATCTACTCCACTATATCTTTTAACTAATCCAATTGATGCTCCGTTACTTTTACTTCTTCTGTATCCAGTAGTACTTAAATATTTACTTACGTATGCTGGGGTTAAATTAAGTTTATCTGCAATTTCATTTACGTTTTTATACTCAAAAAGATACTGCTTACGTATTTTTTCCTTTTGATCTTCGATTAATTCAATTTTAATACCATCACTATTTCCAGTTCTTAATAAACTTAAATTTTTTAATATTCTAATAATCGGTATTTTACTAACATTAAAATGTTCACCAATTTTTCGAGTGCTTAATTTCAAATCAACATACATATTTTGAATTTGAAATATTTCATTTTCATTAAAAATTTTCTTATTATATTGAACAGTGATCATGTTATGTATTTTTTACTATATTAAAGAAATTACCAGCAGCGTATGTTTCAAGATCAGCTAAATTTCTTATATATTCTAATCTATAATTTCCATCAAATGCTGACAATTCTTGTCTTACTATAAATACGTCATTACTAATTTCTGGGTTACTGATAATATTTTCTTTATTTGGGTCTTTATATATTGGTTTATTAATAAAATTCGGATTTTTATATCCTTGACTTGTGAAAGTAAAGGTAGAACCTGAAGTACTGCCAGTAAGAAGATCAACATATTTAATACCGCCAAGGTAATAAACAACCCTTATGTTTGGTATTGAAACATTCAGGTCTACTCCATCATTGACATATGTACCACCACTAAAATATTGATCAGCAAATACGTTTGTTACCGCATATTTTCTAAGTTCTTGTAGTCTGTTTGTACATTCACCAGTTACGGTATATGGTGTATATGTTATTGTCGTACCAGTAACTCCGCTAAGTGGATATGCGTCAAAAAAAGCTAAATTCTTTACTTCTTGATTTAATAATATTTTAAAAGTATACGTAGCACCAGTAGCAGGAATAATCACTCGACATGTTCCAGTACAACCAGTTGTAGTACCAGTCGTCATTATTCGAAGTACCGTTTTCTTTATAAACTCCATTATGTTGTACTTTTTCTTAAGAACACTTTAATATCTTTTTCAGGATATTTAATTTCAAACATTGAGTCTGCACTTGAATATATGGTGTTATTAATTATTTGTATTTCACCAGTAGCTGGGTCAATTGCCTGTGAAACAACGTTATTTGAATATTGACCACCAACTCTATTATAAACTTTAATACTTATTACGTTAATAACACCATTTGCACCAAGAATTTGTCTTTGAAGTCTACCAAGAAAGATATCCTGATTCATTTCATAGTTATTAACATCCAAGTAGTTTCTAACAAGAGTAATAATACTGTTTGCAATTTGATTATCAGCAATATTGTCCACATAAACATCAATATCAAATGCAAGATTAAATATTTTACCATCTTTTATTTCAACATAATCATTGATCATCCTGAATTGAGTAAGATATTCAGTAATATTTTCCTTTAATAATGTATTGCTTGAATTTGATAATTTACCATCAGCACCAATGTCAAGAATTGAAATAACAACTTTATTGTTTTGCTTGAAAGCATTGGCACGGAAGGGTGAGCCAAACTTCCCGGGCATCTTATACATCTGTAACAGGTAATCACTCAGTGTTACGTCCCTGAATTGACTTGCAAAATTATACTTAATTAATTGTCTTATCTGTTCTACGCTTAACCCATCGTTTCCACCAATAGCTGGGATTGGATTATTTACAGCTAAACTTCTTTGTACTGTTTGATTATAGTCCTGACGTGAACCAGTAACAGTTAAATTATAACCACCAAGTTGTGTTAATGTAGTTGAACCTACGTTTGAATTGCTTCCACCACCTGTTCTATATTGAACGAACAGTGTATAGTTTGGTAATAGTTTTTCTCCAAGAGCAGTGTTATTTAAAAAGTTTTCAAGAAAATAACGATTACTAACACCTTCTTTTAAGAAACCATCTTTAAATGCATTTACATCAGCATCACCAGAACCAAAAATTATTTTACAATAACCATTTGTTGTAAATTCTTTAATGAATTTTTTTGTTACGTCAATCCAAGTAGCTGCCTTAAGATTATTTGTATTACCATTTAATTGTGAGTTGCTTGGGTCTTGAACGAACACTCTTTGCTGTGCAAGAAAATCTACTTCATAATACTGTTGACCAGATAGTTTAAATTCACTTGATGTGGGTGTTGAAGAGTAGTTCGTCCCGGGCATCAGGTATATTGCTGTAATTTCGATTACATCGGGGTCAGGTAATGTTAAAGTAAAAAATGGTATAATGTCTGAAGACGAAATTGTTCTTTTGAATACGCTTGTCGAACCGTTAACTACAACTTCTCGTTTAGTAACGCTATAATTAATAATCGTACCGTTTGAATCTGTATTTGGTATTATTGAACGGTTAGGGTCACCCAAATTACTTACTGCAGAATGCCAGTCAATACTATCAGTAGTTTCAAATATTTTACCACCACCAAGTACCTGTGCTCCTGCAGCTAAGACAGGATAGTATGAACTATCTGGACTGTCACCAAGAACAGGAATTGTTACAGTGAAATCGACCACAGTTACTGAAGGTCTTCTTGCTGGGATGTTGAATCCCATGTTTTTTGCAAGATTTAAAATCGATGCTCTTTGCTGTGCGTATTCTAATTGAGTTTCCTGAAATGCCCTGTCTGTATTAACCGATAAGTTATTAGCAACACCAGCATTAAGGTCTATCATCATAGCACCAACACTTGAATCAGTGAAGTCGCTAAGTACTTCTGGGTATGTCTGTCTAATTAATGAAATTAGGTCTGCACGTATTTCACCGAAAGTCCTGCTTCCGTATTGTACCACGTTTGTTGTTGTATCTACTGCCATGTTTTATATCTTAAAAGTTTATATCTAATTCTCCGTTTTCACTAAATGCATCTTCACTAAAAGTAAATTTAATATTCACATTTAACTGATTTTCAGATATTGGATTTCCCTGATCATCTGTATTCCAATTAAAAGCTACCTGATTGATTGTAAGTGCAGGTATGTATAACGATACAGTTCTTTTTATTTCCTGTTCAACATCACTTGCATTTAAACTATCGTTAGGTTCGAAAATGTATTTTAATAAGTTAGTCCCATAATCAGGTTCATAATATCTTTCACCTTTATTGGTTAACAACAGAAGTAATAAATCAGAACTGAAGGCATCTTTAGTTACTTTACTCATTAAAAAATAACTATTTGTTGCCACGTCATCGTTAAGCGGAAAGGTAATATTATATGAAGCCATTATATAAGATTTTCTAATAAATACTTATAAATAAAAAATCCCAACAGTAGCGTGTTGGGATTTGTCATAAATTAAGTTTGATTTTAATTAAAAGGCTTTCTTGAAACCTTTTTTTGCTTTACTTTCTTTCTTCTGTGCTTTCTCTTCGTCTTCTTTCTGCTTTTGAGCATCGTAGAGACTCTTTACTGATTCGTGAAGCACAATGATCGGGTCATGACCGAACTTCTCTAAAACGCCTCTGTAGGTACTGAAATTAGGTTTCTCCAGAGTTATTTTGTCATTCTCGTCAACAATAACACCTGCAAGGCACTCAACTATCGCCATTTCCTTCATATCATCAGGTAGTTGATCAAAGATATCTTCGTTAAATACCACTGCGAAGTTTATCCCATTTGTTAATACTTCCACAAGATCATTTGTTTTAACGATCTTAATAAGTTCTTTCTGTTTGTTGTTACAAAGAACTTCGAATTCAAGCCAGTCTTTAATTGCTGTTTTTTCTTTAACTGCTTCAAACAGTTGAATCATTTCATCAGATGCTTTTTCAATTTTTGCCATAAAATTTAATTTTAATTGTTAATAATAGTACTATATTTATTTTTAAGTTCTTCAATTTTATCAGCCAAATTTTTAAATGATGGCTTTTTCTCTTCAAGTTCTTTTTTAAATTTTTCTTCAAGTTCAGTAATGAATGAAAACATATCCTGAACACTAAGTTTTACAAGGTCTTCAATATCAACTAATGTTACAACCTGCTGATTAATAAGATCACGTTTCTTAATTTCTGCCATTTTCTTTTCATATTCAGAATTAAGTTTCAATGCTTCTTCTTCGCTGACACTTTTAACACCAGCTTCCTGTACTCGTTTATCGATACTGCTTTGGAGTTCTTTTAAGTCTTCTTCACTTTTAAAACCACCCACAGGTACTTTAGTATCAGCAAGTTTATTGATTTCAATTATTTTTTTTGCTGCTTCTGAGTTAAATTCACCTTTATCCACAGAATTTTTTAAGTCATCTAAAAATGTTCCCATATTAATAAGATTTAAGTTCTCACGTTCTGCATTTCGATTGCTTCGAATTTTAATACTTCGTGAGTGTCATTATGATTTATTCTTTTTATGTATTTAATTATACCATAGCCTATTATCGTGCCATAATCGTCACGAAGATAAACTTCTTTGATGTTAATCAGTTGTTTGAAGATATCACTATCTTCTGCACAGTCATTTGTTCTGAATTTTAATGGAATAAGAAACTCTAATTGACGATATTCAAAGCCGATCTTCTTGACATGTAAAAATTCAGTAAGCTGTTCAATTTTATTGATTGTATTTGGGTCTTCTCTGACTACCTTGATCGGAAATTCGAATGTTTTTGACTTTTCAGCAATATCTTTTACTTCATATTCGTCTTCATCAACAAAACCAGTGACGTTTTCTGTCTCAGAGGTTTCTGTTTTAGTTATACTTGAAACAATAGGTACTGTTCTCACCCTGTTAGTTTTCTTCACCAAGTCTAACATCTTTTCCAGTCCAACTTCAATTGGTTTGTTGTTAAAAATGTGCAGTAATTCATAGTCGTCATCCTTAAGTCTTCTTTCTTCGAATTCTGCAACCAATACTTCACCAATTGTTTTTCCAGCGTTTTTATGCTTGTCATCATAGAAGCCGAAATGTTCATACCTTCTACCATACTGATCTTTTTGACCGTATGAACTGCCATGCCTATCGGCTGCAAGAGCCATTTGACGTGGTGTTGCATTACGTATGAACAAATCTGCTTTTTTTAATATTTCATAATATGCTTGAACATATTTTTCATCGGTTCTGCCAGCGTAAAAGTTTTCAAGAGTCTGATTCCTGTGAAGCATTCTCTGAATCTTCTTATCACCTTCTTTAATGATGTTTGGGTCTGCTTGCGCATCCACTTCTGCTCTATAGAGTGCAATACCAATGTT